ACAAAAGCAGCTATAAAAGAAGGTATAGTACCAGGCGGTGGTGTTGCTTTGTTAAACGCTGCTAATAATTTAAAAAATAAAAGCGAAGGATCTAATATATTTATAAACGCTATAAAACATCCTTATAAAAAAATACTTGAAAACGCAGGTATAGAATATGACGATAGTGTGTATAGCAAAGGTAAAGGTATCAATGTAGTTACAGGTAAAACTGTTAATATGATTAAAGAAGGTATTATTGATCCTCTGCTTGTTACAAAAAGCGCGTTAATAAACGCTGTATCTGTAGCTAAAACTATTATGTCAACTGATTGTGTAATTAGTAATATGAGGGAAGAATAATGAAAGCAGTAGGTATATATTTAGTAGTATTAGAATTAAAAGAAAAAGCCACTAAAACAAAAGGTGGCTTGCTTCTTACAGATAAAATAAAAGAAGATATAAGATACAAAAAAGGTATTGTTAAATCAGTAGGTGAAATGGTTCAAGGTGTAAAAACTGGAGATGAAATATACTATGATAAACATGCTGGTTTTAATGTTGAAGTAGACGAAGATATATTTCTTGTTATAAAACAACAAGATGTAGTTATAGTTTTATGAGAAATTTAGAAGCCAAAGATCTTAGAAGCATAGGTTTGTTAAAGCATTATCGTATAATAAGACGATGGGCATGTAAAACAAACAATATAAAAGATGCTGATCTAGAACTTCTAATTTATTTTGATTGTTTAGAGTTATTTACTAGACAAGATTATTTAAATGGAGTTTACACATATTCTTGGGATAAAAAAAGATGGGAAAGACTACGTAAAGAAGGTTGGATAATATCTTGGAGAAATAAAAATAATACAACACAGAAGTATACAATATATAAAACATCGTTTAAGTGTAGTCAACTAATAAGTAGAATATACAGGATGTTACTTGGTACTGAAGATTTACCTACTAGTGTAAGACGTAATAAAATTATGTCAGGTAATTCTTATTCTGATAAAGTATTAAAAAAAGCAATTAAACTAATAAACAACGATAAAAACAGGTGATTATTAAATAATAAGTTCACCACAAATTAAAAAACAAAAAATGGCATACGGAGATATTCACATAAGTAACGGAGGGCAGTTTCCGATAGACAAAAACCCTATGAGTACTGTAACACACGCTGTTCAAATAAGAAACAGTGGTAGTAGTGTAGATTATAGAAGCGATAGTTTAGACTTAGACAAATTAGTAGGTACTAGAGCTTACAAAGGAGCTGGCGTTTACGTTGGTGTTCAAGGTAATATATTAGTAGATCTTTCTAACAGTCCGGCTGTTATGACAGGTACTACTGTAACTGATACTTCTAACAAACTAGTTGACGCTGGTTTTAGCGGTGGTGATCATGATGTACTAGTAGGTGATAGAGTAGAGAATTTAACAGATGGGTCTTTTGCTTTTGTAAGCGCTATTGATAGTGATACAACTTTAAGTTTAGTAACTGTGCCAGGTGGTAGTTCTGCTAAAGATATATTTTCTGGTACTTCAGGTGCACCTTTAAAATATGCAATATTAAGACCTGTACTTTTTGAACAAGTTGCAGCTGGTTCTTTTTTACCAATAAAAGTAAATAGAATTTATTCTACTCTTACTACTGCTGACGACATAATGGCACTATACTAATGGGTTTTTTTGGAAACACTTTAGCTGTTGAAACTTTTAATCAAGTTACAACTGCTAACACGATATTAGGCGGCTTTTTTTTAACCGCAGACAATGCTCAAATTTTTGCTGACTCTACACTTTTCACAGCAGATCAAACAATAATGTAACAATATAAACAATGGCATTACAAACAATAAACATAGGATCTTCAGCGAATGACAGATCAGGAACTTCATTAAGAGCTGCGTTTGATATATGTAACGACAACTTTGCGGAGTTATATGACGAAGGTAACGCTTTACCTTATCAAATAGAAGGTACAAATTTTACAGGATCTTTAATTATTGGTCATACTACAACTGGAACTATTTCATCCGCTCATTATAATACAGGCGTAGGTATTGGTGCTTTAGACGCTTTAACATCTGGAGATTACAACGCGGCATTTGGTTATGACGCGGGTACTAATATAACAACAGGTAGCCAAAATATTTTAGTTGGACGTCAAGCTGGTAATTCTTTAACTACAGGTAGTGATAACGTAGCTGTAGGTCATGGCGCATTAAAACAAGAAGATACACATGGTAAAAATGTTGCTATTGGTTACGAATCATTAAAAAATCAAGACGCAGGGGCTGATGCTTATAATATAGCTATTGGTTATAATGCAGGTGCTGAAATTACAACAGCAACAAAAAACACAATAATAGGAGGTTTAGCAGGAGACGCAATGACAACTGGTGGTGACAACATTGCTGTAGGTTATAGCGCTTTAAGTTCTCAAACAGTGGCTAATACTAACGTGGCTATCGGAGTTAGTGCTATGGCTACAAATGTAGCTGCAGATAGAAACGTTGCCGTAGGTCACGAAGCTCTTTTAAACATGACATCCGCAAGCACTGCTGATCATTACAACGTAGCGTTAGGTTATAATGCTGGTAGAGAGGTTACTTCAGGCACACAAAATACTTTAATAGGTGGTTTAGCAGGAGATGCATTAACTACAGGTGTTCAAAGTACTTTTATTGGCTATGCTGCCGGTGGTGCTACAACAGACCAAAGTTATAATACAGCTATTGGTGCTGTGGCACTAGCAACAAACGTTAATGGTGCTAGAAACGTAGCTGTTGGCAACGGAGCATTAGCAATAATGAATCCAACAAGTGATACAGATACATATAATGTAGCAATAGGATATGACGCTGGTAATCAAGTTACAACAGGTATAAATAATACAATATTAGGTGGGTTAGCAGGTGACGCGTTAACTACTGGTACAAATAATATAGCTTTAGGATACAGCGCTTTATCCACAGAAGACACAGGTAGTGGTAACGTAGCTATAGGATCTCACGCTTTAGAAGATCTAAATTATAATGGATCTGGTTACAATACTGCGGTAGGACATGCAGCAGGTAGAAATGTTTCATCAGGTGTAAGAAATACATTAATAGGTGCTGAAGCTGGCGATGCTTTAACAACAGGTATTTATAATACTGCCTTAGGATATAATGCTTTGTCTACAGAAACTGAACATGGTTATAATGTAGCTATTGGAGCAGGCGCTTTAAAAACATTAAATGCAGGTGTTGATGCTTACAATGTAGCTATTGGTTATGATGCGGGGTATGCTGTTACAACAGGTACTGAAAACACGTTGATAGGTGGTTTAGCTGGTGATGCTCTCACTACTGGTGTTAGAAATACTGTTGTAGGATATGCTGCTCTTTCTCAAGAAGATGCTCACGGGACAAATGTAGCTATAGGTTATGCGGCTTTATCCGTTCAAAACGCTGGGGCTGACGCGTTCAACACCGCCGTAGGATATAGCTCTGGTATTTCAGTAACAACAGGAACTTTAAACACTATTATTGGAGGCCTTTCAGGAGACGCTTTAACAACTGGAGCAGCTAACACACTCACAGGTTACAAGGCTGGAAGCGGAATAACAAGTGGATCTGCTAATACCGTTTTTGGTTATGAAGCTTTACAAACAGAAGACGCGCATGGAAATAATGTAGCTATTGGTTATAGAGCTTTAAGATCACAAAACGCTGGGGCAGACGCTTATAATGTAGCGGTAGGATTTGATGCAGGAACAAGCGTATCAACAGGTACGGGTAATACTATTATGGGTGCTTTTGCCGGTGATGCTTTAACTACAGGAGTTTCTAATGTAGTAGTAGGATTTGATGCTGGTACAGCAATAACAACTGGATCTGCTAATACTGCTTTTGGTTATGAATCTTTGATGACGGAAGATGCACATGGAAGAAATGTAGCTATTGGTTATAGAGCTTTAAGACTTCAAGACGCAGGTGATGAGGCTTATAATGTAGCGGTAGGATTTGATGCAGGAACAAGCGTATCAACAGGTACGGGTAATACT